TGCCGCTGCTTCCAACTGTTGTGGCAGTGGTCGCAACCTGCCTGCCAATTGTTCGGATCCCAGAACAACGCCGAATCGCCGCGGTGCGGCACCTTGTGGTCGACCGTCGTCGCTGCAGTCACGCGCCCGAGCTGCGCGCACTCCATCTCGCAGAGCGGATGCTCGTGCAGGTACTGCTCGCGCGCCTTCTGCCAACGGTAGTCGTACAGCCGCTGGTGCGCGGTCGGGCGGTTCTTGTCGCCTTTCTTGCCGTGCTCCCGCTCGTGCGACCCACAATAGCGCGCGCTCGTGAGCACCGGGCAGCCTGGGTGGTTGCACGGCTTGAGTGGGCGCGTAGGCATTGGTCGATAAAAAACCCGGCCGTGCTGCCACGGTCGGGTTTCGTTGAACGGGATAGCGTCTGTTATTTCAGCCGCTCGCCACTCGGGCCCGCGGCCGGCATCTTCTCGGGCTCGCGCACGTTGCCGGTGAGCGACCAGATCATGGCCCATAACCAGCCGACCACGCTCCAGCCGAGGACGATATTCACGAACGCGATCGCGCCGACGGATCGGTGCTTGCGCGCAGCGGCCACAACGAGCGGTACGAAGTAGATCGCCAGAACGGCAAAAATGACTAACTCAAGAATGGCTGCATCCATGTGTCTCCCCCTTTCCGTTGTTGTCGGCTGGTTTGCAGAGACACCACGACCAACCTAGAAAAATAATCGCACATTCTAAATGTCTAGGTCAATACCCACGGTTTAAACCCGCGTTTCTAGCGCCTCCTGGATGCGCAGGTGCGCTTGTTTAAGCATTTTTCCGAAAAACTGAGGCGAGATACCGGCTATCGCCGCCATGCACTCCTGCGTGCTCCGCCCATCCTCGGGCCCGTCCGGGCAGTAGCGCTCCATCACGACTCGATACATCCACCACGTCTGGTCCGCGTACTGCCAGCCGATGACGGTGCGGTTGATGAGCGCGGCGATCGGGTCGGGGTCGTCGCGCCCAAAAATGCGTGTGCCCGGAATCGTTGCGGGGTGCACGTAGCGCTCGGCCATCAAGCGCTCGCCACTGCCCTTGCACCTGATGCACGTGCGCCCGTTACCGTTAACCTCGCCGGTCGGCCGGCCACGCTCGCCATTGGGCTCAATGCTCCTGCATGCATCGCACGGCACGAGCCGGAAACGGTCTCTCGTCTTGAGGTCCTCGGGCACTGTGCCGGACCCGCCACAGCTCGGGCACGTGCGCTGCACGGGATTGCCCGGCACGCGGATGCGCTTCGCGCCGTGGCAGTGTGGACACGTCTTGTGCCGACGCGCGGCCTGCAAGCGCCCCAGGAGATTGCCTCCGCCGCCGACGCGTTGCCCGCTCGTCCCGCCTGGGGGGCCGACTCCGTTGCGCCAGCGCACCCAGCGCTCCATCGCCTCGAGCGTGCTCGGTTTGACCGTCGGGCAGGCGGCGCTGTCCACCACCATCAGCGCCCCTCGGCCGCGCGCATTGCGTTTGCGCGCATGGCCGCGATCTGCAGGTACTGACGCACCGCTGCGCGAAAGTATGGCGGCACCAGGCGGTCGACCTGCTGCATCCGCTCGTGCTCGGGGTAGCGCTTGAAAATGTCCATCGCGTATTGGCGTGGACGCTTCGCTTCCGCGTGCTCGAAAATCTGTTCCGGGCTCTTGCCGAGCGGAATGTCGAGCGGCAGGTCGTACGTGCGGCTCATCGGCTCCCCCCGAGCGCGGCCGCGGCGTGCTTGCCTACATTGCCGGACGTGCGCTTCGGGTGCTCGCGCAGGTACTCTAACGCGGCCGTCCTGACACTGACACCGGAGTGTGCCGCGCGGTATTCGTTGATCCACCCACGTTCGCGCTGGAGCTCATCGGCGAACGCGCGCCGCAACGGCGTGCCGGGCTGCGGCGGCCCGGGGCCATACACGAATTCATCGCTCGGCGGCTCCTGGCGCGGCGGCTTCGGTGTAACGCCGCACACGTCGCACGGCGCACCCGGCGCCGGCAACACGGCGTTGCACCCCGCGCATTTCTGGATCGCCGTCATCGAGTCACCTGCGCGCAATCGCCGAGCGGTGCGGTAATGCGCTGCAGCTGCTCAGGCGTAAACGCCACCTTCACCGGCCGCCCGTCGGGGCGTCGCACCGGCGTCCCGAGCTCGCCGACGTATTGCGAGAACTTCTGCTGGCCGAAGATGGTGGCTGGCCGCAGAAACTCCTGCATGTCGGTGCCCCACCACTTGAGGATCATCCGCACCATCGTGTTGAACGTGCGCTCGACGTCGGTCTCCCGAATTCGCGCGACGATGAGGTCGAGGTTTGCGTCCGTCGGTGGGAAGCCGCGGTTCGGCTGCTTGAAGGTCCGGCGGTTGAGCTCGGCGAGGATTGCCTTCGCCTGGTCGCGAGCAGTCGAGCCGCGCGAAGCGTTGCTCGACATATTGGGAAGTAACGGAATAATATTCCGGAATAAGGAGTCTGTCGCCGTTTGCACCCTTTCTGTGTCGCCGTTTGCACCCTTTCCGGTCGCCGTTTGCACCCTTTCCGGTGCATTAAAGGGTGCAAGAGTTGCACCGTTTCCAGCGGAAAAGGGTGCAACTCTTGCACCCTTTTCTTCGACCGGCAGCTCGTTGATCCGGTAGACGGCCACACAGTTGCGCCCGCCGCCGTCGCTCACGATCGACACCTCGCCCATCTTCACCAAACGGCGCAGCGAATACTGCACCGCACGCTCGGACAGTTTCGCGTGCGCGGCAAGGAGGCCGATGCTGCAGCGTGCCTCGCGTGTTTCCTTGCCGGCCTCGTCAGCCAGCGCGAGTATCACGAGCCGATCGCCTTTTGTTGCTTCGGAGTATTTGAGCACCTCCGAAAATATGGGTGACGCCATCGCGCATAATCTCCGCCCTAGATCTCTTCGAACAGCAGCGACAGCTGCTCGGCGCCGGCGTGGGCTTCCTTGACCTTGTCGTGCGCGCGCGCCTTGACGTAGGCGCGCAGCACCCTCTTGCCGACACCCGCCTTCGCGGCGACGGCGTCGATCGCGTCTTTGTAGCACGCGGACGCATCCTTGGCGCGTGCGTGAAGCGCGAGCAGCTCGTTGATGCTCTGCTTGATCTCCGAGACGTTGATCACATCGCGCGCGGCGTCGCCGGCGGCGCGCTTCGCCGACGCCTTGGCGAGCGCCTTCGTCGCGTCTATCGTCTTGCCGCCCACGGTGACCGTGGCCTGGATCCGATCTTTTCCAAGGACGGCTTTTGGCGCCGGTATGTCAGTGTGTTCTTGCATCGTCTTACTCCTCCGCGTTTGACCATTGATCCAACAGCCACCGCCCGACGTCGCCGGCTTTCAGTATGTGCGCGCGCAGCGCCGCGATCGAGAGCGGCGACCGGGCGCTCATGGCCGCTCAGCGCGACGGCGCAGGAACGCGTCGATTGCAGTGCGGGCGGCGGGCACGGCGACATGACCGTTGGCAACTTTGCGCGACCCGGCGTGGCGCAACTCCTCGATCGCGTCACGGTCGGCCCAGGCGCGCTTGCGTGCGGCGCTCATCTTGGCGCGCACCGCCGGGTCGGCCAGGGCGCGCTTGCTCGCGGCGCTCATCTTGGCGCGCACCGCCGGGTCGTGATGACTGCCGGCCCTCACGACGGGTCCACCACGTCGCCGTATACACGCGCGGGGTCGAGCGCCATCTGGATGAGCCAGCGTTTGTTCGCCGGCACATGCCCTTTCTGAAACCGGTACGCGGCGCCGACGGCGTCGCCACGGCGCAGCCGGCACGCGGCCGGGCTCGCGAGATAGGCTTTTGATTTTCTCAGGCCGAGGTGTCGTGCGGTATTGCTGGTGCTCGGCACTGAGTGCCCGCAGCGCCGCGCCACCTCGGCGGTCGGCTGGTGCGGGTACAGAGTGCGCAGCAACGCACGTTGCGCACGCGTCCACGGTGCTCCGTGGAGCGGCCCGTGCTTGACGATGTACGCACGCATCCGGCGCCGATAGAAGCCCTGGCTCTTGCGCAGTTCGAGCAACTTGGCCTGGTGGTAGACGTCGGGCACCGTGCGCCGCAGCCGCTCGGCGATTTGCTTCGCCGGCGTGTCCGCGTATTGCCGCCGCAGCCGCGCCAGCTCCGCGCGTTTCCACGGGCGGCGCATCACGAGGTGTCCGCAATTTTCCACCGCTTTCCACCGCTTTCCACCGCTTTCCACCGCTTTCCGAGGCGCTCGGAGCGCGCGATCAGTACACTGATCTCATGCCATTCAGCGGCAATCTGCTTCTCCAGCAACCGTGCGGCGAGCTCGTTGAGCTGCATCCCGTCCTTGTACTCCGCCATGATCGCGAGCTTCTCGTGCATGTCGGGGTCGAGAAACGGCCGCACCTCTTTCCCGCGAACGCTCATCGCTTAACCTCCACTCCTTCGGATAAAAAAAAGGCCGCCTGCCGTAACGGCCAGGCGGCAACCATCATCCGATGGAACTACTAGGAGGAGGACATCGCGAAAAAACCAAATGAGAAAGCGCATCGTCACGCGACCGCCGCACGCTCGCGGTTGAACAGATCGGCTCGGCTCTCCTCTCGAGGTACGTCAAGCGACGTCACCTCTTCGATCTGCACGGCGCGCGCCGCCGTGATGGCGGTGGTGCCGTTCACCCACTGCGACACGAGCCCAGCGCTGCACCGATACCCAGCCAGGGTCATGCGGCGCGCGAATTCGGCTTGCGTAATTTCATTCGCGTTCAGGTAGGTCTTTAGGTTCATGCCGCCAAAAGAATAGCAATGCTATTACAACATATCAATAGCGCAGCTCGTTGCGCGGCCAATAGCCCGGCTACTAAGCTGATTTATATGGCCCGCCGCCGACCACTCACTGATGTAGAGCTCGCCGATGTTAAGCGGCTTCAACGTGAGTGGAATCGCCGGCGCCACGCGCTGGGGCTAACACAAGAAGAAGTCGCCACGCTATGTGGCTGGAGCACGCAGGGAGCCTTCAGCCAATATCTGCGCGGCCGAATACCGCTCAACCTGCGGGCGGCCATCCAAATCGCACGGGTGCTGCAGATCGACGTGGCGGAGATATCGCCACGGCTCGCCGAGCAACTCCCGTCGCCGCAACAACACCTCGCCGAAGAAGTCGGCCGGCATGGATCGCCACCGCCGGGTACCGACACCAGTCCAAAACGACTTGCATGGATGCGTCTCTACGACCAGCTCGAGAGAGTCGGTCTCACCGATACGGTCTTTCGATTGCTTCGTAATCTCGCGAATCAATCGCGCGCACCCGCTCGCCGCCAAACTGCTGAAAACGCTGCGCCGGCAGGCAAAAAGTAGGTTACCTCTCAGTTAATACAGGGCGCAGTCCTCCGGTTCTGCGGCCGCACTAGCTCCGCTATTGACTAGTAATAATAGCATTGCTATTGTCAAGGTATGGGTCCCGACACCATCAAGGAAATAGCGAGCCATCCTGAAGAGCCCACGATCCTGGCCTATGACGAATCCGGTAACCGGCGAATGCCGACACCTGTGGCGATTCGCGACGAGATCGACTGGAAGCGTCAGGGCACGCGCGGTTCGTACCGTGCCCGCGTGCTGGACATTCGGCGCGACAATCGCGGCCGCACACGCCTCGTAATCCAGCTCCTCTCCCATGACGGCCGCCCGCTACCGAGCGGGCGATCGCGCTCGATCACGTCCGGCGTCATGCGCGTTTACCTGAAGGGGTCCAGCCTCTAATGCGCGCCATCCCCGCCCACAGACTCGAGCGCCGCGGCCGCCCGCGCGACCTGCGCCCGCGGCTCCCGCGCCTCCACGTGATGGTCGCGCTACTCAAGCGCCCCGTTGTCTGGGAGCGCCTCGAACGCATCCAACGACTCATCGTCCTCGCCGCCGAACGCACGGCGCACCGCGGAGAGGACGCCCCAGCCCAAACGCATCTCAAATACCTGCGCGCCGTGGGAGCGATGTTCAGTGCCAACTACTACGCCGACTCGATCAGCTTCACGTCTACGTCACCGCTGGACGAGCGCATGGCGGCGCGTCAAGGCCCGGCGCTACGAGCGCCGCGCGCGCAGCCTCCGGATTGACGCGCAGATCTGCGAGCGCAGCCGCGCGGACCTTCTGCACGAGGCCCTCGCCTACCGCGAGCGCGCGCAAACACTGCAATGGCGCGCCGACATCCTGCGCGACGAACTGCGCCAGGACGCCGGTGCGCCGTGCGCCACGCGCCGCCGCCCCGGTCTAGACGTCTAGACCCCTCCCCCCCGGCCAAGGACAAACCACATGAGAAGACAAAGCGTATGCCCAAATACACAAATAAAGACTTTTACGGAACCGTCATCCTAAAAGATTGGATATCCGCGCTGGACGACCGCCAGATCAAGCGCCTGACCGGCCGCTGTACCGTGGTTCAGGACGTCAACCTGGTCGGTTTCAAGACGCGCGGCGAATCGAATTGGGCCGTGCGCGTCTGCGGCGACACCGAACAGTGGACCGTACTCGGCTGCCAGATCCGCGCTGTGATAGCGCACCCTGCGATTGCCGTGCAAACACACGACGCCGCCCACATCGTGCGCTGAAACAGGCGCCGCCACTGAAAAGGAACCAGACACATGCAGACCGCCACCGAGCGCACAGCGTCTTGAACTAACAATCGCCGACTGTAGACGTCTACAGTCGGCCAACCAAAAGGAATCGAAAGACAATGACCACCGCCCCAACCCCCGCCGCCATCGACTTCACACACCTACCGCTCGCGCAGCTCGTCGAGTCGCCGTTCAACCCGCGCACGCACGTCGACACGGACGAGGACGCCGAGCTTGCCGCCTCGATCAAGGCGCAGGGCGTCATCGTCCCGCTCACCGTGCGCCAGGCGCCCGGCTCCCCCGCGGCGCCGCGCAAGTTCGAGGTCCTCGCCGGCGGCCGGCGCATGCGCGCGGCGAAGCTCGCCGGCGTCGACACCGTGCCGGCCGTCATCCGCCGGCTCACCGACGAGCAGGCGATCGAGATAGCGATCATCGATAACCTGCAGCGCAAGGACATCCACCCGCTCGACGAGGCCGCCGGCTACAGGCGCCTGATCGAGATCGCGAAGCTCACCCCCCATCAGGTCGCCGACAAAATCGGCAAGAGCTACGAATACGTCCTCCAGCGCATCGCGCTCGGCGCGCTCGCGCCGGCCGCGCAGAAGGTGTTCCGCGAGGACGCACTCCCGACCGAGCACGCGCTCATGGTCTCGCGCTTGAACGACGGCGACCAGGCGCGCGTCGTCAAGCACTTCGCGGCCGCGAAGAAGCGCGACGGGCGCTTCCCCACGGTCCTGGAAGCGCGCGAGTTCGTCGACGCGGAGATCAAGCTCGCCGCCGCGCGCGAGGCCGTGCGCGCCGCGCTCGCCGGCGTCAAGGCCGACAATCAGATCGGCGTGCCGATCGCCTCGTTCCAGTCCTGGCAAGGCCCAGGCCTCTACCGCAGCGTGCCGTGGAAGGGCCTGCTCTTCAGCGACCAGTACAAGCTCGCCGGCGGCAAGGCCTGCGACACCGCCGCCGTCGGCGTCTACACCGACCGCGACCGCGCCGGCGACACCGAAATGGTCTGCGTCGGAAAAAAGTGCAAGGTCCATTCGCCCGAGAAAACGAAAACGAAAACGAAGATGAAGGGCAAGTTGCGCGGCGTAGGCCTCGCGCACCCCGGGCCCGACCTGCACCACCTGGCGCACGACATGGCCGAGAACCGCGCCGTCGGGCTCGTGCGCACCAAAACCAAACTCGGCGTCGAGGACCTGCGCTTCATCGCCTACGCCGTCGCCGACCAGGACTACACCAACCACGACGCCATCTTAGGGCGCCACGGCGTGAAGGCCGGCGCCGGCATCGAGAAGCTGATCGATCGCGCCAAGACCGCGGCCGAGCTCCTCACGCTCATGCTCGAGCTGGCGTTGTTCGGCTACTATGTCAGCGGAAGCTGGCAGGGCTTCGTGCGCAAACGCCTGGCCGGGTTCGAGAAGCGCTACGGCATCGACATGCCGAAGTTCGAGCACGAGGCCCTCGCCGAGCTCGAGGCGAAAGAAAAGACGCCGGCACGCGCGATGGCCGCGGCAAAAAAGAAGCCCGCGAAGAAAAAGGCGGCGAAGCCGAAAAAGAAGGCCCCGAAGAAACGCGCGGCGCCGAAGGTTTCAAAGGCCACGGCCCGCGCGCTCCGCCAGCCCCCCAAGCGCAAACCCAAAGCCAAGAGGAGAAAGTAAAATAGCCACCAAAGCCTATCCCGGCAACTACGACGGCCACGCACGCGCCGAGCCGCACGAGCCGTTGTTCACGATGCGCGCACGCGACGAGCTCGCGCCCCACCTGGTCTGCCTGTGGGCGGCGGCGCGCGCCGGCTGTACCGAGGCCGCGCGCGAATTCCTGGCCAAGCTGCTCAAGGCGGCCGCCGCGAAGGGCCCGCCGGATCCGGAGAAGATCCGCGAGGCCTTGCAGTGCGCCCGCGCGATGCACGCCTATCGCGACGGCCGCCCCTACTGCCACGTGTGCCTGTGCACCGAGGACAGCGGCTGCCCGGGCGGCTGCACCTGGACGGACGTCGAAAAAACGATCTGCTCGAATCCAGCTTGCGTTAAAGCATGACCCTCGTCGCCCTCTTCGGCTCCACCTTCCTCGTCGTGTTCGCCCTCGGCGCGCAAAGTCTGCTCGTCAATAACGGCCGCTACGCCGCCGCGTTCGCGAACTCTTTCATCATCGGCGCCTGCAACCTCACCCTCTACAAGCTCGCGCCGCAGGCCTCGCCCACCGAGATCGCCGCCTTCCTCGCAGGCGGCCCGCTCGGCATCGTCCTATCCATGTGGTGCTTCCGCCACCTGCACCGTAAACCGGAGCGCAAAACATGACTCAGACCGCTGGCAAGACGCTCGCGACCCACGGCGAACGCGCGATCGAGCGCGTCTTCGAGGAGCTGCGCAAGGCCGAAGCGAAGCACCCGCACTGGCCCGACGACACCATCCACGCCGTCGGCATCATCACCGAAGAAGTCGGCGAGGCGATGCAAGCCGCCATCGATTGCACCTACTCGGGCGGCGACCTCGAACATCTGAAAACCGAATTGGCGCAGACCGGCGCGATGGCGATCCGCGCGCTGCTGCACCTGCCATAGGGACCCGGCTATGGGTGACAAATCCGCGATCGAGAGGAACCCGCACAGGCTGGACTTCGAAACGATCGAGCGTTCCCGACGGCTCCGCGCGCGCTATGTAGCCGGGGTGCACGTCCTGGCCGCCGTCGCGAGCCTCATGGTGGTCGGACAGTATCGCCACATCGACCACCTGAATTGGCAACGCGGCATCACGTACGAGTTAATCCGCACGCTCGCGGCCGAACAAAAGCGCGTCGCGGAATTAAAACTCGAAGTCGCGACGCTGAAACGCACTGTGCTCCGCCGCAAAATCATCGCCTACATCCGCGCTGCCGCACCACGGCGGCCCGCGCGGCGCATTGCCGATGCCATCCTCGATGCCTGCGAGGCGCACGACGTCGATCCCCTGCTGTTCGTCGCCCTGGTCCAGGCCGAAAGCGGATTCGACCCGCGCGCCGAAAGCCACACCCGGGCCCGCGGCTTGGCGCAGATCGTTAAATCCACCGCAGCCGACCTCGGCCTGCCGTGGCACCGGGCGTATCAAATCGAGCCGAACGTCTACCACGGCGCGAAATATTTGCGCTGGCTGCTGGACCAAACCGGAGACGACACCGCCCTGGCCTTGCGCCGCTACAACGGCAATTACGATCCACGATATCCAGCCAAGGTGCTCGCGGTGTATGACGCGCTCGCGAGGCGTTGAAATGACCACGGATCGACGCATCGACGCCCGGGTGCTGGCGCCATTGTATGAATCGCTGGTCGGGGCACTGCATGAACACGTGGCCCAGGCGCGGCGGTGCTCGATCACAGTCGTGAGCGTCGTCGGTGGATGCATATTGATGCGCTATCCCACCGATCGGAGGATCACGCCAGATTGCACTCGGTGCATGATCGCCAAATACCGCTACCTCGAGGCCAACGCTTTATATTTAGCAGCCCTGCGCCAGGTGTTCGGGTGACCGCCGCCAAGCAAAAAACGAGATTCTGCCGCGGGTGCTCCAAGAACAAGTACGCAAGCGGCTTTAGCACGGGCTCCGACGTATGCTATCAATGCGAGCGCAGAGGAGTGCAAACTGCCCGCGCAAAGCTGCTCAATCAACTGATGCGAATCCCGTGGACACGGACCCTGCGATAAAATCCCGGAGCATCGCAGGCGATTGCCGGGCCGAGATCGGCGTGCAACTCGGTCAAAGGGTAGACGGCAGTAGGCTCAAGACTGGCGAAGGCGCGCACTTGGCGCGCCTCCAGCGCGCCCCTTACCGCGTCAAAGAGGTACCGGCATGAGCGGCGTCATCTGCGACAGCTGCCAGCAGGGCTACGATCCCGCCCTCGGCCCCTGCCCGCGCTGCGACACGACGAGCGGGCTGCTCAAGGCCGCGGCGCCGGCCGAGGACCTGCTCGACGTGCCGAAGTTCTTGCGGCGAAATCCCGACGACGATCTGCCGCCCTGCCCGGTCTGCGGCAACGACGGCGTGCCGTGCGACGTCTACAACCAAACCGACGGCGACAGCGGCGAGGAACGCGAGGTCGCCGAGTGCAACGTCTGTCACTCCATCGTCCCCACCGACGCGCTGTTCCGATGGGATGAACAGCGCCGCCAGCCGGTCTATGCGCGCTTAAAGCGCGCCGCCGAGCTGCTCGAGTCCTCCGCCGCGCCCTACGACGAGGCCTGCACCATCCTGCGGGAGCTGCTCGCGCGATGAGCCGCCCGCACCACAGCGCACCGCGGCCGGATCCGGACGAACTCAGCCCGGCGCACGAGCCGCTCCTGCGCCTGCTCGCGCGCCTGATCGTTGATGACTACGAGGCCGAGCTCGCGGCCGCGCGCGCCGGCAAGGCCGAGAAATCAAAGGCTTCCGGCGCGCCGCTTGATCCACCGGCCAAAGGCCGGAATAATCGGCAAATCCCATGAACCTCATCGACCGCATTGCCCTTCGATTCGGTTTCGTCCGCGTGCGCGACGTCTGCATGGCGATTGCCGACATCCCAGACGCGTCGCGTCGCGTCGCACTCGCACACAAGATTTTTGGGCGCGACGGACCATTCATGATCGCCGCCGAGGAGCTGAGCGACCGCTGGTGCATCCCCCGACGCTACATCGAGCGCGTTCTACGCGGCACTGGTCAACCCCCGCAGCCCGCACCACGCCTTCAAGTCGTGCACCACTCGCCCAAACCAAAGGACTAATGCGCGCCGCCATCCTCTCTCGCTTCTCCTCGGACAAACAGCGCGACACCTCCTGCGACGACCAGATCCGCGTGTGCGCCGCGCGCGCGCAGCGCGAGGGCTGGCCGGTCGTCGCCACCTACCGCGACCACGCGATCTCCGGCACCGTGCCGGTCGCGCAACGCCCGGACGGCGCGCGGATGCTCGCCGACGCTCTGGCCGCCCGCTTCGACGTGCTCCTGCTCGAGGGCCTCGACCGCCTCACGCGCGACGCCGCCGAGCAGGAGCGGATCGTGCGCCGGCTCGAGTTCCGCGGCATCCGCCTGATCGGCGTGTCGGACGGCTACGACTCAACCTCCAAGGCGCGCAAGCTCCACCGCGGCATGCGCGGGCTCATCAACGAAATTTACCTGGACGACCTGCGCGACAAAGTGCACCGCGGCCTCGACGGCCTGGTCGCGCGCCGCCTGAACGCCGGCGGCCTGCCGTACGGCTACCGCTCGGTCGCCGCCGAGGGCGGCCGGCGCCTGGAGGTCGACGAGGAAAAAGCGATCTGGGTGCGCCACATTTACGCGCGCTCGGCCGCCGGCGTCTCGGCGCGCGCGATCGCCGCGGAGCTGAACCACCGGCGCGTGCCGGCGCCGCGCGGCGGCACCTGGGCGTTCTCCGCGATCTACGGCTCGCCCAACAAGGGCTGCGGGATCCTCAACAACACCGTCTACCGCGGCCTCTACGTCTGGAACCGCAGCCAGTGGCTCAAGGACCCGGACACCGGCCGGCGCCGGCGCATCGAGCGCCCGCGCGCCGAGTGGCGCGAGGTCGACCTGCCGCACCTGCGCATCGTGCCCGACGCGCTGTGGCACGCCGCGCGCGCGCGCATCGGCGCCCGCAAGCCGGGCGAACCGACGCGCGCCCCGCGCGCGGCGTTCTCGGGGCTGCTCCGGTGCGGGCGCTGCGGCGGCGCCGTCGTCGCCGTGTCGAAATACCAGTACGGCTGCGCCGCCCGCAAGGATCGCGGCCCGAGCGTGTGCGACGGCGTGCGCGTCAACCGCCGCGCGCTCGAGCAGACGCTGCTCAATTTCATCCGACGCGATCTATTGTCGGCCGCGGCCGAGCGTCGATTGCTCGAGCTGATCCACGACGATCTGCGCGAGCGGCGGCGCACGGCCGCCGGCGCGGACCGGGCCACGCGCGAACGCCTGGTCGCGCTCGACCGCCAGGTCGCGAACCTGGTCGACGCCATCGCCGCCGCTGGGATCTCGCCGGCGCTCAAGGAGCGCCTGGCGGCCGCCGAGGCCGCGCGCGAACGTGCGCGCGCCGAGCTCGCGCAAGCCGCCGCGCCGCTCCCGCCCGAAGCCGTCCCGCGCGCGCTCGAGCGCATCCGCCGGGCCGTATTCGAGATCGAGCGCAACCTCCGGCGCGTACGCGACGAGGCGCGCGCCGCGCTCAAGGGACTGCTGGGGGAAATCCGGCTCGTGCCGGACCGGGACGGGGGGGGAGACGTGATCGCCGAGCTGAGCGGCGTCTACGCGGGAATCCTGGCCGCCGTTAGTTACCAGCGGCCAGCGATTCGCCCAGGGGTAGCGGGGGTCCGCTCCAGTCGCTCGAATCGGCCCGGCGCCGGCGCGCAGGATATAAGGTATAACCTCCGAATTCCACGGAAAGCGGCCTGATTCAGCCCCCCCGATTGATTAACGTATATACCGTTCGTCGGAAAGTCGGGCGATCCCATTGCGCGCCCTATATATAGGTATATACTGTAATCGTAGGTAGTCACCTACACCGTACCCCGGAGCGGATCATCCGGGGCCTGATCCCGGCCAGGAGCGCCGCGGGACCAACCAACCCCGAGGGCGGAGATCTCATGGCACCGCCGGAAGTGCTGGAACTGGTGCCGGAGCACCTGCGGTCGGTGCCGGCGAAAAACGAGTAGCCCCACAGCCCGAGCCGCTCCACCTGGGGCGGCTCTGACGGTGGGCCTACCAACTCAACTCGGAGGATCGAACATGACATGCAAGCACGGCTATATCGGCCCATGCGCGGAGTGCGACGGCAGCGGACAGGTGCCGTCCGACAGCGCCGACGCCTACGACGCCGGGCAGGAAATCCTCGAGGAGGACTACCACGTCACGGAAGACGGCGAGCGGATTTTCATTCCGCGCCCGCGCAAGCAGTGAGCGCGCTGCGCCAGGACAGCTACCTCCGTGCGGTGCGCCGGGTGCGGCACTTGGCCGATCTGATCGAGCGCGCGCCGCAATCGCCGCGCGACGAAGCCACGCGCACGCGCGCGATCCACGACTTGGTGCATTTCGCCGAGCGCTTCGCGAACCATCACCGCCGCGGGCGTGGCGGGTACTGATGCGCGGCGGCAAACGCGAAGGCGCGGGCCGCCCGGCGGCGCCGGAGCGGCTGCGCAAGGTGCCGATCGGCCTCAAGCTCCCGCGCTGGCTGATCGACTGGCTCGACACGCGCCCCGAGTCGCGCGCGGCACTGATCGAAGACGCGCTTTGCCGGCGGCACAAGCTCACGCCGCCGTCATGAAAGCCACACAGGAAGTCGTCCTAGCCGGCGGCCCCGCAGACGGTCGAAGGTTCCACGTTACCGAGGGCACGAGCTGCCTAGTCATCCCTGTGCCTACGCCAACCGGTTTCGCCGAGTTCAAGTACCGCCAAGCGGGCGCAAAGCCACAAAAGGCCTCGAGATCTGGGAGCCGGAAAACCTCCACTAAAAAGCCCCCCGCCACACACCACCCACGCCCCCAGGGTAGCGCTCCGCTGCCGCTCGTCGGAAAGTAGTCCCGCTTAGGGACTAATCCCTTGCAGTAGTCCCTATTAGGGACTATCGTATGAATTGTAAGGCGTCACCTTACACCCGCGCCTCGGGGTTGCAGGGGCAGGAGATCAAACCATGACCGCCGTAATGAAAAACCACCACAATAATATCTTTATCATTTTCAAAGAGGGTCGGAAGTGGGTGCACGCGGTAACGCTCGACCAGCCCGTGCGCCTACAGCGCCTGACGCACGACCAAGAGGCAAACCTCACGCCGGCGCTCTACAGGGGCGAGCGCTACCCGCTCGCGCGCGCCTGCCGGCGGCTGCTCGCGTTCGGGCGCCGGGTCGGCATCACCGACGGCGCCCGGGCGGCGCTCAAGCAGATCCTCACCGAGGAGAAGGGGGCGGAACATGCGGACGTTTAGCAGTGTTACCACTTATGGGCGGCGAAGCCGACGAGGACACCATGACGAACCACCCGAACCGCAACAAGGCCCGGAGCAAGTACCCGCCGAGCTTGGCGCGCAGCTGGCTCGAGTCGCAGCAGAGCACGCCCGGGCAGACGAAGGCCGAGGTGCTGCGCAAGCTGAACGAGGACCTCGGCACCAGCCACCAGCAGGGGCGGCTGTACGAATGGCTCACGCTCGAGCGCGAGCCGGACCGCGACGCGCGCGCCTACATGCTGCGCGAGTGCATCGGCTACGTGCTGGAGCACAACGGCGTGAAGGCCGGCGCACTCTCGCCGGCACAGCTGCGCGCGATCGCGGAGGCCCTGAACTAGCCCGCCCGCGTCGCGCCGCCGAGAATCACGGCGGCCAACCCTCAAGCTCGATGAACCCGTGAAAGCCGCAATCCGCTGGGCAGACGACGCTCAGCCATACCGAGCCGCTCGTGTGAATCCCGTGCCCGTCGAGCGCGCCATACTGTCCGCATTTCGGGCACGTGAAGCTCGCGCTCATGCTCTTGTCGGTCTTCAGCGGCTTCCATGTCCCGGGCTTTCGCAGGTGCGCGGGCGCATCGTCGCGCGGGACGTACAGCGAGCGGCATGAGGGCATGGTCACTCCCGATCGCGACGCACGACGGCCTGACACGCCGCTAGCTGGTGCGCTACGGCGTCGGCTTCGGCGGCGAGGCCGAAAAGAAATTCAGCAGCCGATCGAGAAAGTTCGCTTCCCGGGGGACCATCACGTCCGCCGGCGGCGGGGGGAGCTGCGGCGGTTCCACCTGCACAGCTTGTTTCGCCGGCGGCGGGATCGCGCAACCGTACACGGCCAGCGCGAATATCATCCATAACGGCGTTGTGCTTGCGTTTCGCATCGGTGAGCTCCTTTTGGTAGCTTGATGAAATCACGGACAGCGCGTCGGCGTGTGCGCGCTCCTTGGCGCGCGCATCGCGCTGTAGTTGATCGATCAATCGGTTCGCGTCGGCTAGCTCGGCCGATTCCCGCGCCTGCCACTGCGCGCGTTCCTCGATCTGGCCACGCTGGTATCCATACCGATCAATCACCCAAGCGGTCGCTACAAGCAGCCCTAAAGTGCCGATGATTACGTATATGCGGGTCATGACGGGTCATGATCTCCGATCAATCCCCGCCGGCGGCGGTTCGTCGCGCCGGCGTCGGTTGCCGGTAAACGCCGCACAGGCCCCCGGCGCTATTTTGTGCAGCGCCGCGGCGGCGAGCTTCACGGCCACGCTGTTGAGCGCGCCGGCACCGATCCCGACGATCCACCACGGCACGGTGGACACATCCGGCCAGGCGGCGGCGGCCGCGATCGTCGAGGCCAGGATAGACACAGCCCAAATCATGTCGGACCGCCACAGATCAAGCACCGCGCGGTTGAACAGGTGGCGCGTCAAGCGTTTGATGGTTTCGGTCGCGGCGTAGCCGCTCAGGAAAATACCCAGCAACGCCATCAGCTCGGCGTCGGAAAATTTCAACCACGACAGCGGATTGTCCATGGTTACACCCCCGTACCCGTATAGGTTAAAATCTTGGGCCAATCGAACCAGGGCGGCGTCGCATAGGTGCCCGGATCGGTCTTAATCGCGGCATTGCTTTGCGGATGCGCGTCGCGCCAGGCCTTGCGCACGACGTCGTGGCCCGTGATGTCGCGCGGCTGGAACCGGTGCTCGAGCATGAGCCAGCGCAGCAGCATGGCCAGCGACCAATATTGTTTCTCGACGTAACCGTACAACACGGGATCCACTTGCGGGGCGGCGATCATCTCGATGCCTTCCATGAAACTGTTGCAGTCTTCGCGGCCGCGGAACAGCGATTCGCCGGCGTGCCAGGTTTTGGCGCCCGGCGGCGCGAGCTCGTACACGATACCGTCGCGATCAATTAAGTACCCCGCCGACGCATACACTTTCGGTCCGTTGTAGATGCGAAAACGGCGTTCCGCCGGTTGGCAATTCAGGTCGTGGAATAATTCCCAACACTGCCGTGGATCCGCCCACCGATCCGGATCCGCGTAGATGCACGAAAAATAGTGCACGGTCGCGCCCGCGATCGGACGTTGTCGACCGCTGAAGCAAAACGCGGGCAAATGCATCTTGACTGCGAGCGGGTAGCTCATGGGCACTATCTCCTAAAAAATAGGCGGGTGGTGCGGATCCACGCTGTAGCGCCCCTCCACGTCGGCCTGTGCGCGAGGGTTTTCAGGTAGACGACGTTCACGGCCCCCCCTTCGCCTTGAGCAGATTACGCAATGCCTCGAGCAGCGACTCGCCGATCAGCGACACGAACCCGATGATCGCGGCGAGCGCGCCCCACCCGAGCACGTGCACGCTCACGCGGTCCCAGAGCGCCCGGCGCCGGCGGTCGCGCTCGATGCAGCGCTCGACCCACGCGTGGTGCAGATCGTGCTTTTCGTCGCTGATACGCTGGCGCGCATCGAGCACCTTGTTCATCGCGCATTTGAGTGCCTCTTCGTCCAACTCCAATCGACACCTCCGAGCATGAAAAAGCCCGCGCGGCGGCGGGCTCGTGGGGCCGGCCCGAAAGGGCCGGTTTGTTAAGGGCCTTTACCTCTGCGATCTATCCAGCCGTGGGTGACGTGTATGTCATCTGTCATTTAAACCTCTAAGCGAAGGGTTTGTGCTATGCTTGGATGGTGGACCGAGGAGTATCACCTCCCCGGCCCGGACCACGACAACCCTGAGAAGGAGGGTCATCATGATCACCAAGAATTATATCTGTTTTTTCGCTTTACTTTTTTCGATCCCCGCGTATGCCGATAACGGAATGTTTGACGATGTATCGCTCAGCGTCGGAATCGGCAAAAATTGGGCGGATGAGCGTAGTGACGGCAATTGGCGCCAACGTTACAGTCCGCACGCCAACGACAACGATCTGAGCGACCGCGCGCTGGGGTTGGAAATCAACGGTCCCACGCGGCTCAGTTGGTTGCGCTGGACGGCGGGGCTACGATATCTCGGATACGTCCGCGCGCACGGGGACTGCTGGTATTCCGATGCTGATTATTTTGCCGGAAATTTCAGCGCCCCATGCAGTCAACTAACGGTAAAATCCATGAGTCGCGGAATTATCCTGTCTCTGGACCCCACGCATTGCAACGGCGCTTTTTGCGTCAGCGCACAGGTTGGCGCATACATTTTTGAAAGCCGCTTTCATGGTTACGAACACGGACGATCAATTTTTAGATTTCACGAAACCGGCCATACTCCGTTTCTTGGAGCCAACGTCAGTTACGGCCCGGTTCGCTTACACTACGGCGCCGATAAGTGGGGGCACAGCACCACCAGTCCCGGCGCGGGGAATCGCACCGTGATGTTGTTCTATACACTCTTATGAAAACACTACTATTTTTGTTGGCCGTGGTGCTCGTGCTCGGTGTCCTGTGCTACGCGCTGGCGTTGATCTTGAACCATTTTGGCGTGATCACGTTTCCGCCGGATCGTTTGATTGAGCGCAATCCCAAGAAGCGATCTAGGAAATGGCGATAGCTCTACGACCTCCCCGGGGACCAAGAGCCAAAGAACCTAGTTTGATTAGCGGTACCGCTAATTATCTTGTCCGTTCCGGTATTTTGAAATACACGGAAGTCGTAAAAATCGGTGCCGTTGCATTCATCAAATAGCGTTCCAGCTATGGTGATGTTGGCTGTAGTCGCTGCGTGCCTGCCTTCCGAACTGAAAATCACTCCGTTTTTAAATATATTAATTGAGAAAACAGATCCGTCCGCGGCGACGGTAAATCGAGCCAGCCCAGATAAATGGATGGTGCCCGGAGGCGGCACCCAGCGGAAATTGGTCACAGCATCGAAAAGCTCCCCGTTGTCGTAAACCTCGGTACTGAATGTGACCAGAGTTGTGGTGCTTGTCACAACTCCCGTTTGATCCGTGCCGTTTTTATGCGCCGAAAATGAAATCACGGGGTGGGTGAAAGGTGCTAGGTGCACCGCGCTTGGCGCCGTGCCCCACGTGCCTGCTGTAGTCTGCGTGTCTTCTGTGTAACCGATACAAACGAATGGAACGCTCGTCCTAGCGGAATCGGAATACATCACCGTCCCCGAGTCCGCTGCGCCGGCTCCACCCTCGGCGGTCGTCGTTACGATTCCGTGATTTCCAAAGAACTTACTGGAGGCGGCTAGTTCAACCGTTCCGGCGTTGTCGATGAGATACCAGTAGATGTATTGAAGCAGGCCGTCGTTGTGGCCCAGTAGCGAGCCGGAGCTGATTGTAAGGGAAATGGCGGATGTGATGGAGCGCCGATTAACCGCGCCGTCACCGTCGGGCATCAGGATCGAAACCGGATCGGCGGCGGACGGGTCGGTGCCCGCTTCCGTCTTTACCGAGACGATCAGCGCGTTAGCGGCAACCGCATGGGCGAGTTCGAAGTTCTCGGGAATACCGAGCGCCCCGGTTTTCAGCGCGGCGCTCACCGCCTGGTGGCGCAGGGTCAGGATGGCCGAGCCGTCGTCGATGTCGATGCGATAGCGTTCTGAGGTGTCGGCGTAGAACGCGATCTCGCCGTCGGCGCCGGAGGTGAACGGGTTGTCGAGCCCGGGGGAGCCGGCGTCGATGTCGCTCTCGATCTCGGCGAGTGCGCCGTCGGATTCACGCTTGACCGTGACGGTCGCGTTCGGCAGGGTCTTGACGAACCCGCTGCCGTCGACCTGCGTGCCGAAGAAATGCCAGATGCCTAACATGGGTTTTAGTTTCCTCGAATCAAAGAGTTAGGGCGCCTTGCGGCGCCCCTAGAAATGGGACTAGACTTAGAGGTAGACCGGGGAGGATTGCGCCTCCCCGGCCCGGACCACAACCAACCCTGTTAAGGAGGGTCAGCCATGATCATCAAGAATTATATCCCTTTTGTTCTGTGCTCGTTGTTCGCCGCGCCGGCCCTGGGCGATTCGTTTCAATCGGGTCCGTACATCGGATACGCCATGAGCCGCAATTTAGGCTCTGCCGACCGTCCGGACGTTTCAGTTACGCACCCGGTAGACTTCACGCACACCAGCGATCATAACTTCGACTTCGGTCGCTTCTTGAGCGTCGGGTATCTATCGTCCAGATGGTACGTCGAAGCTGGCTGGACTGACCTCGGTGCCTTAGGCCGATCATCGTTTCAATCCGGCGAGGACGCAACGTTTACCTTTGCGACAAGCGCCAAACTTGAAGAAGAAATCACAGGCGGCGAGATAAAACTCGGGCGTTGGTTTTCATTCACCAACAGATACGCCGCGTACATCGAAGCCGGCGCACTTCGGTATTCCAGGGAAGTCATCACGGATACGATCACTTCTCAAACAGAGAAGCTCTCCGGCCCTTCGACGGTAATGGCATCGTCTGCCAGCTCGACCAGCAAAAACACCACCGCTATGTACGGTATTGGCCTCGCGGTGCTTGCGTCGGAAACATCGCGCGTTGTTCTGGGTGTGTTGCGTTATGGTGATATAGACCGGACAAGCATCAGGGTGGGGGTGCAGATCGGATTCTAGCTCGTCGCCCCCGTTATCGTTCCCTGGTTTTCGGTCGGATCTCCATTCGAATCGATAAAAGTAATGTCCGCTATACCCTCGATAGCAGCACCAGCGGCGCCGCCCGCAGCTCCTGGTCTACTGGCTAAAGTCCCCGAACCGTCCTGTCCAACAACTCCAGGTTGCCCAGGATTACCACCCGCTCCTCCATTACCTGAGATAGCACTGTCTGCTGTAGCACCAACCCCCCCAACACCTCCTTCTTCCAAAGTGCCGGGGGTGCCGGGTGAGCCGAGGGGGGGTGAGCCTGCCGCACCACTAAGCCCTACGTCTCTGCCGGCTCCCCCTCCGCCACCACCTCCTCCCGCAGCAACTGGAGCACCGCCTAGCGTTCCTACCGCAGCGCCTCCCCCTCCACCACCGCCACCCCCTGCAGCAATCACTCCACCGATATTATTTAGATTGATAGGCGTCGTTATGCGCAACGCCAGGCCACCCTCGACACCCGCCGTAGCACCAACGGAGCCCCCACCACCCCCTAACTCACTACCCCCAACACCACCATTCCCGCCGCGCCCCGCGATCCGCCCGCTGTTGTGCACGTTCTTCGTGACGCCGGTCGGCCAGCTGCCGGTATCGAACGCCGGCGAGCCGGTGCTCGAGCTGCCGACCACCGCGAGCAAATACAGGTCAACCGCGTCGCCCGCTTTCGGCTCGCCGTACCAGCGATCGTGCAGCTCGCGGAAATTAAGGTTGTCCGTGCGGCGTAGCACGAACAGCCAATGCCGGCCGGTCATCGCGACGAGCGCGCCGATGAGCCGGCGCCAGTTACACAATGGCCGTGCGGTTATAGCGATCTGCATGGTTAAGCCGCGATAAACAGATTCACCACGTCGCCCGACACCGGCGCGGTGAACAGCAGGTCGTGCTCGGTGCGGAAGTTGAAATCGAGCGTATCATTATCGATGAACAAATCCCGGTCCGCGCCCACGGGCGATTCGCCGCCGACCGCTTGCGAGAAGAACTGCAACTGCTGCGCCTCCACCAGCACCGCGTCGTCCTCTCGCGAGAGCTTGATCGGCAAGTGCGCGGTCAATCTGTCCGCGCCGGCGGCGTCCGTCACGTCGGCTGTGTCCAGCCGAAACGGCGCCGCCAGATCGAGTTCCCCGTCGCGCGCGGCGTGCAGCTCGAAGCTCGCGCGAAACGGCGGGTCGCGGAAGATCGCGAGCAGGCGCTCGCCGACGTCGCCCGCGCTCGAGCGCCCGAACTGCGGGATCCAGCGGCTAAACACCTCGCGCACCGACGCCGTGCCGTACTGCGCCGCCTCCTCGGCCGTCAGGTCGAGCGTGATCAGGCGGCTGCGGTAGTTCTTTTTCTCCTCGACGTCCTCGAGCGGGTTGATCTGCCCGTAGTACACCCAGATCTGCGAGGCGCGCTGCTCGGGCAGGCGCTTGATCTTGAGCGAGCCCGCCTTGATCCAGGCGTCGTCGTCGACCGTCGCCTCGATGTCGCCGCTCCCGGCCGGCACGATCGCCTTGAGGCGAATCTGGTTGTCCGCCACGTCCGGCCAGATGGAAAACCCGGCCTGCTCGGCGAGCTCGCCGACGAGCTCGCTCACCGGGGTCGGCTCCGCGACGTGGCCGGTGTAGAGGTTCGGGAAGTTCGCGGCGGCCTCGGTGTCCCAGTCGGCCAGCGGGATCAGCGCCGCCTCGATGCCGGCGTACGCCGTCAGCAGGTCGGAGACGATGGCCTGCGCTTCCGCGCCCACGTAGCTCAGCACGAGCTGGACTTTGTCCTCGGCGTCGTGGTCCTCGGACACAGTATTCAAATCCGCGCGCGTCACCACCGTGAAGGTGTCGCCGCTGCGCGTGACCTCGATGATCTCATCGCCGATCGCCACGCGGCCCGACACCGCGCCGGTGATGGTCGAATAGCCGCCCTGCGCCGGCGTCAAGTCGCCGATCCCGGCCGGTGAGACATCGAAGGTCGAGGGCGACCCGGTGAGGTCCGCCGACAGTTCGCCCTGGGAGGCGAACGGCGCCTTGGCTTTCCTGCCCTCGACTTTCGTGAAGACGTCCTTGGCGACGATGATCACCGCGCCGTCGGCCGGCCCGTCGATGCGGTCGATGACGTAATGGCGCACCTGCATGAGCGCCGGCGAATCGGACGGCGACTCGCCGATCCGGCCCTGGTAGACGCGCAGCGCATACCCCTCGTAGTAGGGGTTGCGCGCGAGCCACTTGGTCCAGAATGTCCCGCGCTCGTGCGGGTCGTAGGCGCCGCCCTGGTCGGCGGTGCCGTCGTGGCGCTCGAGCCGGTACTTGTCCACCCGCAGGTCGCTGTGCTGGTGGTCGGCGAAGGTCAGGCTCACCACCTCGCGCTGGCCGAAGGGCGAAAGATTTCGGTCCATCGCCCCGATGTTGATCTTAAGCGGCGTGATGCGCACACTGTCGAGCGAGGGGATCACGTAGCCCAGGTATTCCAGGCCCTCCTGCGTTCGGGAAAACGACAGCGTCAGCGTCTCGGGGTCGTAGTTTTCCGGGTCCTGGCAGGTGATGCGCGTGTTGAAACACTTGCGCGTACCCGTCTCCCCCAGGATCGCCTGGCACCCCACGTGGGGCGATACCGCGAACCCGTCGCCGTATTCGCGCGAGCAGAACGGCTGGTCGATCTGTACGATCGTGACCAGCTCATCGCCCCACTCAATCGGCATCGATGCGCGCCCAAGCGTGGCCGTTCGTGATCCTGTTCATTCCGTGTACCCGATCCCGCGCATGGCCCACGAGACCTGCATCAGCCCCGCGCCGCGGCCCATGTTCGCGGGCGCGATGTCCTGTGTCGCCCAGGCGTAGGCCACCTCCCGCGGGAAAATCGCCGGGCGCCAGGCGAAGAAGAACGGGTACTGGCGCGCGGCTTTCACGAACGGATCGAAGTGCTCGCGCACCCAGTCGGGCTCCAGGTTCTGGAACGCCGCGTCCCCCGTCACCCCCATGCGCCGGATGTTCTGGCCGAGGAACCGACCGCCGCGGGAGAGCGCGCGCTTCAAGACCGTGTCGCGCGCGAGCGGCAGCGGCGCGTGGCCGCCGTAGATCATGCGCTGCATGGCGAGGACCTCGCCGATATAGACGACCGCGATCTGCGGCGGATCGCCCGGGGAGTCGACGCCGTCGACCGTGAGCCGCCAGTGGCGCGCGAACACCGACTCCCCGAGGAACAGGATCGGCGCGTCGGTGGCGGGCGCGGTGCCGGTCGCGAACTCGGTCCAGTTGGCGGCGTCGGTGCTCCACTCGACCACCACCGAAGCGCCTTTGGTACCGATCGTGTGCCCGGCGATGCCGACGTAGTCGACGTCGCGCGCGGCGCCGAGGTCCACCTGCCAGGTCGCCGGCAGGCTCTGCGCCTCCCAGAACTCGTAGGTGTCGGGCCGCAGCGGCGCGTCGCCCGGGCCGTCTGCGGTCTCGCTGCTGACCGTGACCGCGGTGACCGCCAGGTCGCGCGTCCAGGTCTGGTGGCCGATCCGGGCGTGGGTCAGGGGCGTGGCCGTCGCCGCGGCCCCGAGCACGAAGTTCTGGGTGAATATGATGCTCATGCGAGGATGAGGCGGCCGCCGTCGCGCGTGTTCTCGTTAAGCATCTCGGCGAAGCGGCGGATAAGCTCCATCTCGTTTTGCGTGCCGCTGAACTGGATGATCGTCGTCGGCCCGCCCGGCCCGCCGCCGCCGATCGTGCCGCCCCCCGCGCCCTGGGGCGAGATATTGCTGCCGCCCTGCGTAGGCGCGGTCGGCGTTCCGCCGCCGCCGCCGAACTGCTGGTTGCGGATGTTGTTGATGAGGTTCGCGGCATTTAAGCCCGCGGCGGTGGCGTACGCCGCCGCGATCGCCGGCGCGAACGGCCCGCCGACCGACATGCCCGCCTCCCAGGCGTCCATCACCGCGAGCGAGCCTTTGTAAGCCGCCTGGCCGATCGCGGCGAGCTTGCCGATCTCGAATATCTTGCGGCTCTCGGTGTTCATCAGTCCGGCGAGGTTGGCCATGAAGCTCTGCGCCGCCTGGCGTAAGGCCGCGTTTTTCGCCTGCTCGAGCGCGACCGCCCGGTCGGAGGCTTCTTTGTGGATCTCGCCGATGCGCTCCCAATGGGCCTGCTCGATTTCCTCGCGCAGCAGCTTCGCTTCCTCGTCGGTGATGCGCTTTTTTTCCTCGAACTCCTGGAGCGCCTCGAGCTGCCGCTCGCGGTGCTGGAACTGCAATTCGTCCTCGGAGCGGAATTGGTCGCGCAGTTTGTCGAGGCGTTTTTGCACCGCGTCGTCGCCCTCGCCGCCGCCGTCCTGACCGCCCATGCCCGCGATGCGCCCACGCTGGGCGATGACTTCGTCGGCGGCCTCGCGCGAGGCCGCCTTGGTGCGCTCCCAGAACGCGTCGAGCTGCGTCGATGGCAGCGGCCGATTCAGCGTCTCCTCGATGTTGGCCAGCGCGAAATCGACGATTCCCAGCGACTCGGCGGAGGTTTCCGCGACACCCATCAACGCCGCGTTCCATTGATTCGATCGCTCGACGAAGACGATCAGGGAATCGGCCGTAATCGTGAATACCCGCCGGATGCCGTCGACCGCGTCGGCCACGAACCCGGCGGCGGCGGCGACCTTGGACAGCGCCTGCGTGGCGATGTTGCCCATGCCGCCGGACTCCTTGGCCGCCTCGAAGAACCGGTCGCCGATCAGCTTCAGCGCCGGCGCGACCTGCACCGTGACCTGCTTCCAGAAGCCGTCCATCGCGAGACTGATGCGGCTGATGGAGTCGTTGGCGAGCTCGACCTGCTTGGCGTCGACGTCCGAGAGCGCCGTGCCGAAGAGCCGCGCCTCCTCGGCGGCCTCCTTGATCGTCTCGGGCGAGAGGTTGCGCATGGCCACGCCCGAACGCTCGCCGAAAAAGTCCGCCGACACCGCCGCCTGCTCGGCGAGCGGGATGTGCTCGCGGATGCGCTGGTTGATCAGCGCCAGGCGCTCATCGAGCGGCAGCGCCGCGAGCTCCTCGGCCGTCAGGCTCAGGCGCTTGAGCGACTCGACGGCCGTGCCCGTGCCCTGCGCAGATTCGCCGAGCACCGTCGCGAGCTTGCGCACGCCGGTCTCGAGCTGCGCGACGCTGATGCCGTCGATCTCGGCCGCGCGCTCGAGCGTCGCCATCGAGGCGACCGAGGTGTTGAGCGCGGCGGCCATCTTCGCCTGCGCGTCGATCGCCTCGAGCGACTGCTTGACAAGGAACGCCGCGACCGCCGCGCCGGCCGCGGCGGCCGCGGCGCCCCACTTGGCGAAATCGTTGACGCCGGTGCGCAGCTCCCTGCCGAACTTGCGCATGCCGCTCTGCGCGCGGCGCAGCGCCGCCTGCAATTCCCGATCGTCCCCACCGATTAAAACTGACAGTGTCGCCATCAGTGCAGCATCCGATACAGCTCCTCAGCCTCGGTCTCGGTGAACGGCCCCACCTTCGGCTCGCCGACGCGCGCGTCGTACACGAGCCACCACTCCGCCGGCGTCATGCCCCAGAACTCCGAGGGCTGGATGCCCCACATGCCGACGGCGATCCGGTAGCGCTCTTCGATGTCGGGCTTCAGAGCTTGGAGGGCTTCGCCGGCGTCGCCGGTTTTTTTTTTGGCGGCTTCTCCGGCTGCGCGCCGAAGTAGGCGATCGCGAGCCCGCGCAGCACCCCCGAGTGGTCGAGCGCGCCGTCGTTGCTGAAGAGCGCCTGGTGCACGTCCATCGGCGTGCGCACCGCGCCGCCGGCGTGCTTCAGGCAGCAATAGAGCACCCAGGCGACGTGCGACATCGGGATCTCGGCGGGCTTGCCCTGGGCGGCCTGGCTGAGCGCGTCCTGGATGCGCGTGAAGCTCACCTTCTCCTCGATCTGCAGGAACAGATCGAACGACGGCTTGAACTCGAGCGCCTGGCCGCGCCAGGTGATGCTGAGCGTTTGCATCACGGGCTGTCCGCGTTCTCGAAGGTGAAGGCGCCGGTCGACTGCAGCTCGGCGGTGAAGGTCACCGCCTCGTTGTACGGCGCGTTGAGCGCGACGCTCGTGATGAAGAACCGCCCGTTGAAGACGCCGATGCCCTGGACCTCGATCTCGTAGTCGTCGACGAAATTGCCGGCGGCGAGCGCGTTCAGGAGCGTCGTGTCCTTCGTGATGCCCTCGAACGACAGGTCGAGCGAGAGCATCCCGGCGTCGCCCTCGAGCAGCGTGCGGTAGCCGCTGTCGTCGTCGCTGGTGATGTCGATCGGAGCGCCGTTGACCGTGACCGATTTCGTGCGGCCCGCGGCCAGCAGCACCTGCGGCGAATCGTCGCCCTTGCGGATGAAAACCCTGCGGCCTACCAATGGATTCATGGAAAGTCCTCCACATGCCAGATGCGATAGGTTTGAACCACGGCGTTCCGGCGCGTATCGCGATCGCGCTGGTCCTGGGTGTTTTCGATCACGGCGGTGTCGAGCGTCTCGATCAGCCGCGTGCGCACGAGCGCCGCGAGCTCCTTGGCGCCGGTGAGCGTCGCGGCGTAGCAGGCCACGTCGACCACCGTTTCGTTCGTCTCCTTGGTCGCGTCGCCCGGGCTCTCCACCGGCACCGACGCCACCACCTCGTAGGCGATGTAGGGCAGCGCCTGGCCCTGCTCGGCCTCGAACAGGTAGATCCGGTCGTCAACCAGCGCGGTGATGGCGCTGTCGGCCTCGAGCGCCGCGACGAGATCGGCTTCGACGCTCATATAACCTGGAGCCACCGGGCTGGTAACCGCCGCCGCGACATCGAACTGCATTGCGGCGGTACCGTCGAGCGCACCGCGGCCGACAAGCGTTCCTGCGTTCGTGAATGTAAAGCTCGCATTGCCGGTTATCTCCCCAGCCGGCAGCGCGAGCGTGCCGGCTGCCGTGAAATTGACGGGCGCCGTTCCCTCGAGCCGGCCGAGACCGCCGAGCACGGCGCCCGCCCCGAACGTCAGACCCGCGCTGCCGCCCAACGCGCCCGCGCCGGCGAGCGTGGCGCTATTTGCGAATCCGAACGCGGCGGCGCCGGCAATCTCCCCGCCGCCGGCGGCGGTTAGATTTGCACTTTCGCCGAACGCCAAACCGGCCACGCCGGCCAGCGCGCCGCGGCCGGCGAGCGTCGCGGCAGTGGAGAACGCGACCGCTACGGCGCCGGCGAGCAGCCCCTGACCGATCAGCGTCGCGACATTGGAGAATGCCGCAGCCGTCGCGCCGGCGAGCGCGCCCGCGCCGGCGAGCGTGGCAGCGGCGGCGAAAGCGACGGGCGCCGCTCCCTCGAGCGCACCCGTTCCGGCGAGCGTTGCAACAGCAGCGAAAGCGACAGGTGCCGTTCCCTCGATCGCGCCACTGCTGAGATCGCTGGTGACGATCTTGCTTACCGTGCTCTCAGTAAGCCCCGACCCTTCAACATTAAAGCTATGCGAGCGACCAGTGTTGGTAGTAACCTCATGGCACCAGACGTTGACGAATAAAAACTCATTGTCGAAGCTGATGGCGCCAGGATCCACAGTCCATGTTTGCGTGGCGGTGTTATTCGTCCACCAATCGACATCGTCCGTTGTTTGAAAGAGAAAGGTGAACGTTCCGGCAAAATCCTTCGACGTGCACTTGTAGAAATTTAAGACCGGGTGTCCATTGATCTGCGCCCGGTTGTCCGTATGCCGGACCTGCACCGTCCAGTTGCCCGCCGCGAATTGCCCTGCGTAGGAAAGCTCGCTGAACCATCCAAACTGGTCTGCCGCGTTGGGTGGCGAGGCCGTATTAGGCTCTCCCGCCGCCCCGCCTGTTCCAACGGTCACTCCCGGCCGAACACTTCGCGAGAAATCAGCCGTCCCGTGGCCTGAGTGATTCGTTGTTGTGTCTTCGGCTCCGGTCGGGAACACTTCCCGCAGCTCCCACGAGCCGCTGGGCGCGCCACCCTGGAGATTGCGAAAGTAAAGGGTCTTAGCTGCCATTTGCTGCCCGACAACTTAGGCACACGAATGCGCGTATCCCGGGCGCGACAGTGATCAGCTCCGGCGAGCCGACGCTGCTGCGCGCGGCCATGAGAATGGGAAACTCATCGCGGCAGAGGCCGCAACGAAACCTCGTAATACGATGCGTTTCTATATACTCCGGCCCGTCAGTCCCAATAGGGCGGTGGTGCATTGCGGATCTCGGGGTTAGCGGTCGGAGCGTTGATATCGGAAATGACAAGCGCTGTCGTCAGCAACCGCGTCGCGGTGACTTCCAATTCGGTTAGCGCTGTCGTTGTCGTAACCCGATCAACGAGCCATACGACAAATTGAAAGATAGGGGCGACACGATTGACACGGCGTACCGCCATAGATTCAAGCACACCGCCCCATCGATCCAGCACCGGGTAAAGACCTACGGTCGGCTCGGCGGGAGTCCCAATTAACAACTCCTTCTGCCGGACGAGCAGGGTGTCCTCGACGGCAATCTCGAGTGTGATGCGGCGGCCCATCGTGGCTCAACGCGTCACATTCGCATCCATGAGGCTGGCGATCACGCTCCAGTGCCGGGACGTGTCGCCGGCGCGGCGCTTCGCCTCTTTGGCCCGCACCCGCAACCACTGGGAGAGCTGTAGCGCGGTCTCGTAGGGCAACTTCACCTCGACGTTGCCGAGCGTCATCACGACCAGATCGCCCTCGCTGATCACGGCGATGCGCTGGCGCCGCATTAAATTCCTGTTGACGGTGGCAACCATCGGTCAATCCAGCGTGATATCGAGCGCCCCGGCGGCGAACTCCGGCGTGATGCCGGACGACACGGCCAGGCCCGCGGTCAGCGCGCCGTACAAAAACAGGTTCCCGGCCGTGGTCTCGGCCGAGCCGAGCCCGAAATGTGTCTCGGTCTCCGACCCGCCCGTCGCCGCCGGGAAGGTAATGGCATTGTCGTTATCGGCGACCTCGCCGGCGACGGTCCATTGCGCGGTCGAGCGCGCGACCGATACGCGGCCATAGCTCGTGTACGCCGCCTCGTTCGTGGCCTGACCCCCGGTCTCACCGGGATCGGCCGTGTGCAGCGAGATCCAGAACACACCCGCCGTGACGGACGGCTGCAACCCACCCGCATCGCCGACGTTCGCCGCCGCCACGTTGGTGATAATCAACCCGAGCAGGGATGTCTCGAAAGCGTTTGTTGCACTCATGTAGTGTTTGCTCCTTAATTAAATTATTCGGCACTCATTTCAACTTCGCCCACTCCCGCACGAGGGAGCGGCGGATGTTCTCGATCATCGCGCGCGTCACCTGCGGGCGCTGCTGCTCGATCGTGTTGCGCCACCAGTAGTTCGGCAGGATGTGCGTGCGCGCGCCGGCGCCCTTCGCGCGCGGTCCGGGGTCGACGTTGTAGCGCCCGGTCCCGACGTCGAGGAACCCGCCCCAGAACGCGTCGCCGGTCGTCACGCGGTAATACGGCAGGAACTTTTTCCCGCCGCGCAGCTGCACCACCCGGATGTTCTTGCGCAGCGTCCCGTAGCGGCTGCTCGCGTCGCTGCGCTCACCGCTGCCGCGCGGCGCCGCCTTCTTCAGCGCCCCGCGCAGCGTCGACGCGCCGGCGCGCGCGGCGTTTCGGATAATCCGGAACTGCGCCTTCTCGCCCAGGTTCTTGAAGCCCCGGACCGTTTCCTCGAGACCCTTGAGCTGGATGCCGGCCTTCACTTCGATAGCCCGCCGTCCGCAGCGATGAGCACGAGTGCCGACGACAGCTGATCGAGCACGCGCCGCGAATCGTCGTAGAGCCGCGACGGCTTTGGCAGCGTCGCTTCGACGATGTCCGCAATACCGCAATACGCGACCGCGCGATCGGCGTGCTTCGTCCCGCCGCGGCTCCAGACGTAAATCTCCCAGCCGTCGCGCTTGAGCGCGCGCAACCGCTCGACGAGCTTCGCGTTGACGACAGGCGCTTCGCCGGTACCGGCCTCGCCGCCGCGCGGTACGCGACCGACATCCGGGGCGGGCCAAAGGACAAGCGTACCGTCCACGTCCACGAAGGCGGCGCGCTCCAGCCCCGCGATCGGCCAGAAGCTGTGGCTCACTCCGGACTCCTCACCAGGATCTCGAGCCCGTCCTGCCGCCCGATCTCCGCGATGTGCTGGATGCCGTAAGTCACCGCGTCGCGCAGGTCGACGATCCGCATTTTCTCGTCGCGGTTCGGTTTGATGTCCGCGCGCCAGCGGATGCGGAATTTAAGCTGCGCCTCGGGCACGACCTGCTGGGCGGCGTATAGCTCGCGCCCGGTCAGGTTGATTTTCTGCGCCCACACCTCCGCGAGCGTGGACCAGGTCGCGACCGCCTCGCCCAAGTTGTTGCGCGTCACGCTCGGCTGCTCGATCCGGATCCGGCGGTCGAGCTTGGAGGCCTGCACGTCAGAACTCCCGTATCCGGTACGGATTGATCAGCGCGTCGATCGTCATGCCGAGGTCGACGCCGTCGTAGAGCGACTGGACCTTGAGCAGCAGCGCCTGGCGCAGTGGCTCGGGCAGGAAATCCGAGTCCGGCGAGTCCACGCCCGGCGAGTCGTTCTGGTAGCCGGCGCGAAAGCGCACGCGCACCGCGTTCACCCGGAACTGCGTGAGCGGCCACACCGTGTCGAACGCGGGCGTGATGCGTGCCGGCACCGTGTCCTTGTCGACCAGGTAGTCGGCCGCGTCGAGCGTCTGCGAATCCCCCGCCTCGTCGATATACGTGATCGACTCGATCTCGATCAGCGGCGCGCGCGGGATCTTGATAAACGGGCCGACGAGGCGCCCGGATTCGTGCACGCGCGTGTTGCCGCGCAACGGATCCCCGCGCGTGCCGACCGGGAAGCGGTCGAGCACCAGCTCGAACGTCTGCTCGCCGAGCGCCCGCGCGGTGATCTCCTCGATCCACACGCGCGCCACCTGGATCAGCCGCGTGAGCAGCCCGTCCTGGTCGTCGTTGTCGACGCGGCATTGTTCCTTCACGTCGCCGAGCGAGACCGGCTCGGTGTCGAGCGGCGTGATGACGATCAGCGGCATAGGCGTTCGGCCCTCAGAAAGTTTTCAGCATCAGCAGATGCGGTATGCGGTATGGGATGCGCTCGCAGTGCCCGAAGACGTCCGCGATCCAGCGTATCCACTCGCTTTCGGTCAGGAGCGTCACGTGCGCGTTCATGCCGTTCGGCAGGTGCGCCCGGGCCGGTTTCGTCGAGATCTCGAAAAACACCTTGCCCGACTTGGCCCGGATCTCACCGAAGACCCGCTCGACATCGGTCATGCGGATGTGCTCCATCACGTCGATGCAGAGCACCAAGTCGAAGTCCTCGGCGGGCATCTCCTTGTACTGCGGGATCGCCGGGTCGTAGCGCCCGAGACGGCGCGCGCCGTCGAGCCAGAAGTGCGCGATCAGGTCGCTGCGCCCGCAGCCGAAATCCAGGATCGAGCGCGGCTTGAGCGCCAGCACCGCCGCTGCGACCTGCTCCAGGTAGTCGCGCCCGGAGAACCCGTAGGGGCGGCTCGCGTGCAGCTCGATGTACTGGCCGAGGAGCCCGCGGTAGTCGGCGAGGCAGCGCTGGAACGCGTAAGACCCGATGTTCTCGCGCCCGCAGGCGGTCTCGTGGTCGCTGCGCGCGACCAGCGAGAACCCGTAGAGCGACATCCACTCGATGAAGCCCGCCTCGGTGAAGTAGTACAGGTGCTCGCCGGGCTTGTAGTGCTTCGAGGCACGGATGTCATCGAGCCGCTCGAAGATCGGCAGACTCACGAACACCCAGCCGTAGTTCCGGATCCGCTTTAGATAATTCTCCGGCTGCTCGACGTGCTCGAGCACGTCCCAGAACGTGACGGCCTCGTAGGCCCCCAGGTCCGCGCTGTAGCACCCGCGCCGTCGCAGCCACTCGACGGCGTGCGGGTTGATGTCGTAGCCGTCGGTGTCGGGCCGGCCCGCGACGAACTGGCCGCAGCCGACGCCGACGTCGAGCAATCTGCCCTGATAGTGCCGCTCGACGAACGCGATACGCGCCCGGTTGATCTCGCACGCGAGCGCGCCGTCGTAGGCCGCGAATTTCTCGAAGTACGCGCGGTCGTACTCCATCGTGACGCGCATGTCCTTTTGGTAGGCCACCCCGCGGTGCGGGCACAGCCGCAGGTCGCCGTCGGCGACGGCGTCGAAGCGCCGGATTAGTCGATCCATAGCGCGAAGATGCCTCGCACGCTGACCTGGCCGGCCGGGAGCGTGCGCACCAAGGCGTGGACGCCGTTCTTTTGCGGCCGCGCCGCCGGGTCGTAGTCGTGGAACAGCACGCGCCCGCAGCGCTTCACCAGCTCGAAGTCCGCGCGCACCGAATCGAAATCGTGCGCGCCGTCGATGAAGGCGAAATCGAAGTGGAGCCGCTCGATCAGCCGCGCTTTCGCTGCTTCCGCGTCGGCCAGATGCAGATCGATATTGTCGGCGCCGAGCGACCGCCAGAACGCGTGCCGGTCGAACGCCTCGCCCCCGCGCTCGAGCAGGCCGTGCACCAGGTCGACAGTGATCACCCGCTCGCAGAACTGCGCCATGTACGCGGCGGTGCAGCCGCGGTACGTGCCGATCTCGAGTATCACCCGCGGGCGCAGCTCCGCCAGCATCTCCGTCAACACGCGCGCGCCGTCGCCAATCCGCAGGGCGCTGCGCTTGATGATCCCCACGCCGTGCAGCGCGACCATTCGCTCGACGAGCTGATCCATCGGTCACCCGGCGCGCCACAGCGCGAAACACGTCCCGCCGGTAGCGACCGGCCCGAGCGAATTCACCAGTTCGTACACTGGCGGCTGCGCCGGCCAGTACTCGTGGAACAGCACGCGCCCGCAGCGCTTCACCAGCTCGAAGTCGCCGCGGGTGCAGCCGGCGTGGTCGCCGTCGAGGTAGGCAAAATCGAACTTGAGCGACCGCACCACGGCGGGCTTCACCGCTTGCGCGACGTGCAGGAACTCGATGTTGAGCGTGAGCCGCTTCGCGATCTCGTGCTTGACCGGGTTGTCCACGACGTCGATCGAAATCACCTGGTCGAAGTGCTCCGAGAGCACCGCGGCGGCGATGCCGTTCCAGGAGCCTATCTCGAGGCAGCGGCCGCCCCAGATTTCCTGCTCGCGCAGAAAGCGGCGCAGCCCGTGGTAGACACTCGAGCGGCGAAACACGGCGCCGCCGAAGTCGCGGTAGATCCGCCCGAGCAACGGGTCCGACAGGATGAGGTCGATCCGCGCCGCGAGCGTCTTCTCGAGATAGGTCTCGAGCGCAGGGTCGTCAGAGAATTTCACGCAGCGCGTCATCCAGAATGATTCGATTCGGGTTGTCGATCACGTATTGCTTGATCCAGGCCGCCTCGCGCTCCGGCTCGTGGCGGATCGGGTCGTCCAGATTTTTCGCGCGCCACGGCTGGTCGACGTTGTGCATCCCGGAGCGGAAGAAATCGAAGCCCGTGAGGTACACCGACGTCACGTCGAACGACAGCACGTCCAGGATCGCCGCGAACCCGGTCGTCGGCTGGTGCCGATCCAGCGCCTCGAACTTGCGAAAGAACTCCGCGACGTCGGGCACGTAGGTGTCGCCGAACCACCAGCCCGCCCGGTTGCGGTAAACGTAGCGGTAGTCGATCCCGACTTCCTTCCCGTGGCGCGTGTGCCAGGCCGACTCCATCACCCGCGCGTTCGGCAGCTTCGACATGCAGAGCCGCACGCCGTCGCGGATCAGATCCGCCGCCGGCTTCTTGATGGACGTGCCGAAGAAGCTGTAGAAAACGTCGGTGCGCCGGCCGACTCTGTCCTCAAACCCCTTGGTCTTGAAATTATTTATTCTGACGACTAAATCGTGCGCGTCGATGACACCGGGCCGGTTGCGCAGGACGGTGGGCGCGCTACCGACGATCGCCACCGACTTGCCGCGGAAGAACTCGGCCACCTGCGACCGAGGCACAAAACGCGTTGACTGTGGCGGCACGGCGGGCGGCTTCCCAATCATCGACGACATGGCGGCTGGTTGTTTTCCCCAAGAGTTTTTGCGGCGTCATCTGCGCGATCCAGCGCTGGCGCGACGCGAACCCGCGGCCGGTGAACATCACCAGCAGCGGCCGATCGAACATCTCCATCAGCGGGATCATGAAGCCGCACTGCGCGAAACCGGCGTCGGCCGCGGTCGCGAGGTCCATGACATCCGCCGGCGCGGTGCGGTCGTTCAGATCGAGGTCGCACGCCACCGGGAATAGCCGCGCGCCGCGCCCGATAAACACGACGAAAAACGCCTCGCGCAGCCGCGCGATCGCGCCGTTGAACACCGCCGGATCGGGCAGCAGGTCGCGGCCGAACCCGTCGAGCCGATCCATCGGCCAGCGCCCGCCGTTCACCAGCAGCAGCGGCCGGCCTGCGGCCTGGCGTAGCACGTCATCGACAAGCGCCGAGGGGCGTGCCGGCCAGTGCCCGCGGTACTCCGCCGCCGGCGTGCGGGCGGTCGTGCAGCAATCCTGCCATTGCGTGGTGCGCGGGTTGTTCTTCCCGCTGACGTAGTGCACCGTGATGTCGGCCTGGCGCGACCACGGCGCGAACCGGACATCGAACGGGAACAGCCCCGGGTAGCTGGTGCAGACTTCCAGGCGCTCCCCGCGCGCGACCACGTGGCGCACGATGCAGTGCAGGTACAGGCTGTCCCCAAGCCCGCGGCCGGAGCGGATGCGCTTCACCGAGTCAGGCCAGCGAGTTGCTCGGCGATATAGTCTTTCGTTTCACCGATCGACATTTATTGCCTCCATCAGTACGTCTTCTAATTTCCCCATCGGAAAACACCGCAACGCCGACCCCGGCGTGCAGTTAATAATCTGGAGCCCGAGGCTCGGGAGCTGCGCGGCGATCGTCTGGTAATTAGTCAGCCAGCCCTTGTAGTTCGACCGCACCTTGTTCGGGTGCTCGCCGAACCAGTGCGCGCGGTTGCCGATGAGTTGCATGTCGTAGCCGAGCAGCACGATCCGCCGCGCGCCGTAGAGATAGGCGAGGTTGATCCCCTGGTAGCCGCTGTTGCGCCCGCAGTGCAGCAGCCGCGGCTTCGTCGAGAGGCCCGCGGCCTTCGGGTCGCCGCGGATCCAGCGCAGCCCGGGCCAGCGCTGCGCCGCGCGGCGGCTGTACGTCACCTTCTCGCCGGCGAAGCCGAGCGCGCCCGGGTGCCACTCCCACCAGCGGTAGTCGCAGGCATAGAGCACGTCGGCCCACGGCGCGAGGCGGTAGGCGTCGTTCACCGCCACCGCGCGCGCGCGGCCGCGCACGGCGTCGACCTGGCGTTGCGTCAGGCTCGGCCCGCCGCCGAGGCAGACCGCGGTTTCCTCAGAGCCCCAGATCGCCGGAACCGCCCACGGCGTCGGTTCGGGCGCGGCGCTTGCCGCGGCGGCGTGGGCTCGGGCCATGATTCTCGCTCGGGGCCGGCGGCGGGGTGGACAGTTGCGCCGGCGCGGGATCCGCCGCGCCCTGCACTTCCACGGCGGCGTGGCGGCGCAGCCAGCGCCGCGCCGACGCCGCGCTCAACTCAACCACCTGGCCCGCGCGGAACGACTGCACCACGCGGCCCAGGTGGTCGCGGACGTCCTTGTCCTCGGTGAAGCGAACGACAGGCACGTTACGTGACGATCTCGTCGACCGACGCCAGGTCGTTATCGCTCGCCGGCAGCGCGCGCGGGTTGAAGCCCATGAGCAGGCCGGCGATGTCGCTGGTGGCGGTCGCCACCGTGATCGACAGCCGCACGAAACGGAAGTCGTTGTCGAGGTCGAGCTCCTCCGCCCGGCAGTTGATGAGCGACTGCTTGTCGGAATCGACCGGCGAGTGCGTGAGCGTCGTGACGGCTTTGCCGGTGACGTCCTTCACGCCGGTGCCGTCGCCGTCGGTCGCCTGCTCGAGCTTGGCGTCGATATCGGCCTCGGCGCCGAGCTCGCCGAGCAGAATGATCGCGAGCACGGATTCGAACTGGCCCATGTCCGCCCAGTCGCTCGTGTAGGTGTTCGCGGTGGCGGCGTCCGGGTCGATCACGCCGAGCACGGCCGCCTGCTCGCTGGGAAGTAAATTGAGGTTCATCGAAGTCTCCTGAAAAGTGAACGCCCCGCTAACGTAGCCGGGGCGCTGCGTTTAACGGCGGTTGGCTTTAGGCGCGCTCGGCGAGCGTGACGAAGCACGAACGGGTGTTGGCGCCGAACTGCGGGGCGATGGTCGAGCCCCACCACGGGCTGCCGGCGATCCGCATGATGAAGCGGAACGCGAGCGTGTCGAAATCGAACCACAGGTGCATCGACACGTCCTGGCGGATGCCGCCGATCTTCATGATCGTCATGTACTGCGAGAGATCCGCCAGCACGATGTCGCCCAGGTCGCCGAGCGTGCTGCACGCCTCGACCGGCACGATCGGCCGGCCCATGAGCGAGCCGTTGGGCGAGCCCGCGAGCGCATTCGCCGGCAGATACACCGGCACGCCGCCGACGTTCTCCGACCCGGCGACGTTCTTGACGGCGAGCGTCATACTGAAAAGCTGCGGCTCGATGTCCTGGTTGATGAACCACGCCGCGCGGAAGCGGCACGGCGCGTACATGCGCGCGTACATGTTGAAGATGTTCTGCGCCAGGATGGTGTCCGCCGCCTGGCTGGCTTCCTTGGCCACGGTGACGAGGGCGCCCGCGTTCAGGATGCCGAGCGGCATCCCGGCGCCGGTGCCGCGCAGGATCGCGGTGTTGAGCTTGCTGTCGAACTTCTCCGGCACCTTGCGCCGCAGGTAGCTGTCCATGCCCGGGGCGTCGTCCATCAGTTCCTCGGTGACCGGCACCAGCGCCGTCAGCTTGTTCAGGCGGTAGGTCTGCGAGCCCAGGTTCGGCTTCGACTGCGTGAACTGGCCGGCCTCGCCTTCCCAGAACGCCTGGATGCCGCCGGAGGATTGCCACGGCGTGGTCTCGTCCTTCGGGAACACCACCGTGTTGCCGCCGCTCGTGAGCTGATCGCAGCGCCCGAGCATCGATGCCTCGCCGAGCACCTTCTGCATGATGGTCGAGCGGAAATCCGGCGGCACCGCGAACCCGCCGTCCTCGCCCACGCCCTCCTGGCCGAAGCTCGTCGGCGCGTTGGCGATCAGGCGCGGGTCGATGCGGCTGCCGGCGCGCGGGTGCGCGTTGCGCACGGCGAACGCGAACTCGCCGAGGTTGCTCCAACCCCAGCGCGTGCCGTTCGGGTCGCGCGCCTCGCGCAGCTGCATGCGCTGCGCCCGGGCGGGCGGCTCGCGCCGGCGGGCGGCGGCCTGCGCGTCGGCGTCGTTTTCGACGACGTCGTTCGGGTCGGCGCGCCGGCCCATGCGTTCGGCGAGCTTCTTGCTCTGCGCGTCGATGCGCTCGCGCCGCGCGATGTCGGCCTCGACCTTCTTGAAGTCGGCAAAGATCGAGTCGACCTTCGTCTGCTCGTCCTCGGTCAGATCGCGCTTCTCGGCGTCGGCCGCGGCCTGGATGCTCTCGGCCTCCTCGTTCAGCTCGAGCAGCCGCTCCTGCAGCGTGGCGATGGTAGTGCCATCGGCAAACACGCGCGCGTGCGGGAACAGGCGCGCGAAGGCTTCGGCGGCGGTGGTGTCGATCAGGCGGGCCTGCCGCGCGATCGTCGGCAACAGCACGACGAACACAACGGCGAGCGCCACCGCGAACAGCACAAAGTGCAGTTTCATGGCGTTTGCTCCGTTGAAATGGGTTGCGCGCGACCCGTGCGGGCCGCGGGTACAAAGGGGCACTGAGCCGTGCCGTTACGCCGCGCGAAATGCGGGCGCCTGCTACGTAATCGTCTCCAAACCACCGGGGGCGCTGTCGGCGCCCCCGGCCCCGCTTGCCAGGCGGGACGGCTACTGGCGTTCGCTACGGTATGGTGTTAGAGCCGGCGCGCGTTCAACTTCGCGCGCATCTGCTGGATCTTCTCGTTCGGCGTCGGCGTGAAGGCAGCCTCGACGGCGAGCGCGCGCAGCGACTCCGGCGCGTGCTTGAACTTGGCCAGGATCTCCGGCCTGACGCCCGCGGCGATCTTCAGGTCCTCCGTGATCTCGTGCACGAACCCGAGATCTTGCGCCTCTATGGCCGTGAACCAGGTCTCGGCCGCCATCATGTCGGAGATCTTCGTTTCGTCGCCGCCGCCGCGGCGCACGTAGGTGTCGAGCAGCGTGCCGCGGATCTTGTCGAGCAGGTCGGCCTGCGTGCGCAGCTCCGCCGCCGTGCCCATCGTCATGATCCACGGGTCGTGGATCATGAACATGGAGTTGGCCGCGGCGCGGCGATCGTCGCCGGCCATTACAATGACGGAAGCGATCGACGCCGCCAGGCCGTCAACGTCGACCACGATCTTCGCGCCGTTCGCGCGCAGGGTGTTGTAGATCGCGATGCCGTCGAACACCGAGCCGCCGATCGAGTTGATGCGCACGTTGATCTCGTCGAGCTTCCCGAGCTTCGCCAGCTCCTCGGCGAAGTGCTTCGCCGAGAGTCCCCCAAACCAGCTCTCGCCGATCTCCTCGTAGATCAGGACCTCGGCCTTTTTCTTGTCCTTCGCTTTGATCTGGAATCCGAGTTTCATCGCTGTACCTCCGCTGGCGTCAAGGCATCGGCGCGCGCACACACCATGTCGGCGAAGTGCGCGACTTCTTCCCGGGCCGCGGCAATGCCGGCCTCGGTCAGATCGAACGTTAAGAAGGTCACGAGACCGTCCTCTTTGCGCGTGACCAGCAACGGCCGGCCCGTCGGCCCAAAGCCGAGTAGCCGAAAGAGATCGCCGGAGTACCGCACGCCGTCGATCATCAGGATGTCCGCTTGCCATTCGTACGAAATGTCGAGCGGCGGCGGCGAAGTGTGACGGCTGACTTCTAGCGGCATACGGTGGCCTCGATCAGTTTCATGTTTTCGGCTCCTCGCGCGTGAGCGCAATGCCGTGCATATCGATCGCGGGCTCGCGCTCGGTTTGCACACCTTGGATTTCGGTCCGCGCCGGGACAAAGGCATGGTCGTATCCGGCTTCGCGGAGCTTCGCTGCTATCTCGTCATAAGCCGCGGCGCTGACCTCGAGCTCGGCGAACGTATACGTCGTCCGCGTCCCGGGACGTATGTTGTCTTCTGCTAATGGCATAGCACGGTAGCCTCAATCAGTTGTTCGACCGCAAGAAGCGGGTCCGGCATCTGCAGCGGCGTGCCATTGTCGAACGCGTCGAGCAGCGCCAGGCGCGCGAGTTGCACGTACCGCTCGGCGCACTGCTCGACCACGGTCTCGGCGTGCGCGCGGGCGTTCGTGAGCTGGATGAGCGCGTTGACCGGCGGCGTGAGCATGGCGCGCATGTAATCCACCTGCCCCGCGTAGAATTTATCCATCCACTCGACGAACGCCGGGCGGTCGCCGCGGTAGCGCTTGATCGGCCGCTCGTACTTTTTCTGCTCGTACGCGGTGACCCGGAGCATGGCGGCGGTGAGCACCTCGCGCTGCGCGGCCAGCACCTGCGCGCGCGTCGGCGGGTCGTTCCCTTCACCACCCCCGTCGTCGTCTTGACCCGGCTCGTCATCGTCTTCACCGGGTTCAGCGTCGCCCGGCGGCGCCGGCGCGGGCTTCGGCGGGTCCTCGCCGACCTTCTCGAGCGTCGTCATGTTGAGCTGCACCAGGCGCTTGTCGCCTTCCGGCCCGATCGGGTTCAGGTCCTCGAGCTCGCGGATGTCGTTCACGCTGAACACGCCGAGATCACGCATGACCTTGTACCACTCGCGCCGGCTGGCGAGATCCCCGCGCACGAGCGCGTTACGGTTGAGCTTGGCGATCAGCCGGCCGCGCTGCTGCGGGCCGAAGAGCTTGATGTCCGCCTCGGCTTCGAGCCGACCGACCCAGGGGCCGAGCCCGAACTTGTCGAACGCGATCAGGATCTGCTCGATGCCTTTGCCCCAGGTGGACGCGTCTTTCTCCTCGAGCAGCACCATCGGCACGCCGTACCAGCGCCCGATGTCGCTCACGCCGAAGCGGCGGTTCTCGAGCATCTGCGCCTCTTCGGGCTTCGCGGCGATGGTCTTCCACGCCATGCCCTCTTCGAGGATCAGCGGCTGGTACGCGCGCTGCGGCCCGCCGCCGTGCTCCTCCTTGAGGCTCGTCTTCAGCCGATGGTACGCGTCGTCCCCCAGGTTCTTCGGGTGCTCGAGCACGCCGCTCGGCGTGATGCCGTTGTGAAAGTACGACGCGCCGAACTCCTCCATCGCGAGACCGAGCCCGATCGAGCGCGCCGCCATGCTGATGACGGAGTACCCGACCAGGCCGTCGAACCCGAGGCCCCTCAAGTGGTACATGTCGCGCGCCGGGATCTCGACCTCCGCGGCGCGTTCGTTGCGCACGCGATAGACCAGCTCGCCCTCGGGGTTGCGCGTGGGCATGACGCGCTCCGGCACGATCGGCCACAGCCACAGCACCCGCCCGGCGCGGTCGCGCTCGATCTCGGCGTATGCGTTCCCGTCAAGCAGCGCCCACGCCATCATGAACTGGCGGAAGTCGAACGCCGACGTTTCCGGGTTCGCCTGGCGGTGCAGCGCCCAGTCGACCGGGTGGTTCATGTCCACCTGGTTGCGCACCAGGCGCTCGCCGCGGCGCATCATCTCGAACACGTGCCACGGGAGCATCGCGAGCGTCGACGCGATCAGGTTGATGCAGCGCCACACCGCCGAGTACTTCAGCGCCGTCTCGTAGTCCACCACCATGCCGGCCGTGCGCATGGGCACGAGGAAGCGCTGGCGCTGCTGCGGGCGCTCCGGCACCGCACGCGGCGCCGCGAGGAACGAGTTGAGCAGCCCCATCGCCTTACGGGCGGCCCGCGTTCTTCGCGCCGGCCACGGCCAGCGCGAGCAGCAGCACCCCGAGCACGATCAGCGCCGCCGGCGGATAGATTTCCCACAACCCCGCCGTCACCAGCCCCGCCCCGGCCACGCCGAACACGTCGTTGCGGTCGATCGCCGCCGCGGTGCGCACCGCCGCGCGCGCGAGAAACCCGGCCGCGCGCCGGCGGCGTGTCAACGGCCGCGCGCCGCGCGGCGTCGGGAGCTGTTCGGTCATGCGCGCAGGATTCCTCGGGTGGCGTAGACGCTCGGTTTGTCTTCGGACACCATCGCCCGCGCCATCGCCATGATGAGCGCGAGCGCGGGGTCGATCTTTTTCTTGCGGTTGCCGCGGCGCGGGAACCAGTTCTGGTTGTGGTCGGGCTTGACCTGCACGTTGCTTACGCCCCAGGTCGCGACCGGGTCGCCGGTGTGGTGCAGGCGGCCGGACTTGACCAGCCCGTCGATCAACTTCATCGGCGCCGAGAGGTGCCCGACGTTCTGCGGGATGCGCACCACGGTCAGCCCCTCGTTCGCCAGCGCCGCCGCGATGCCGGGCGAGCCCCACGCGTCAATGCCGACCTCGACGGTGCGGAACGCGTTCTGCTCGGTGACGATGTCGATCTCGATCCGATCCTGGTCGATCATGCTGCCGGGCGTTTGGATCAGCCAGCCGTCCTTCTGCCAGCCGTGGTAATGCTTGTTCTCCGGGTCCGAGACGACGTCTGCCGGCAGGTAGTGAGTCCAAAACGCGTAGTAGTGCGTGCCGTCGGCGAGCTCGCGCGTGAAGAGCTTGCAGCGGCTCGCGATGTCGGTCACGTTCGCGAGGTCAAGCGCGTCCCAGCACGATTCATCGGCGAAATCCCCGATACTGAGCGACCGGTCGGCGAGCGCCTTCCAGCTGTGCAGATTCAGCCACGGGTCCGACGACTGCACCCAGATGTTCAGGTGCTTCGTCTGGAACGTCCCCTGCTTACGCGAGTCGCGCACCGCGTCGCGCTGTTGCGTGAGCAGGAATTCGCTGTCAACCGAAACGGCGAAGTTCGGGTTCGCTTTGACAAGCGCCTCCTCGCTCGTCCAGTCCTCGAGCCTGCCTTCGTCGTCCGTGTCGATCGTGTAGATGATCCCAAAGCGCTGCTCGTCCTCGATCGTCCCCTCGAGAATCTGCTGCAGCTCGTCCTGGTGCGCGTAACACGGGCCCGAGATGTCGTCGCCCGACGTCGTGATCACCAGCATCAGCGGCTGCGAGCGCGCCCCCATGCCGGTGTGCATGGTGTCGTAGAGATCCTCAGTCTGGTGCTCGTGGTACTCATCCACAATCGCGCACGAGGGCGACGCGCCGTCGCCGGGCTTGCCGATGACGGCCTCGAACTTACTGTTCGTCGCCGGCACGGTGATCACCGACGCCCGCACCAGCACGCCGAAACGCGCGCGGAAGTCGGGCGAGCCGTCGGCCATGAGCTTCGCAGGGGTGAACACCTCGCCCGCCTGGCTCTCCGAGGTCGCGCCGCTGTAGATCTCGGCGCCGAACTCCCCGTCGCACGCCAGCAGGTAGAGCCCGATCGCCGCGGCGAGCGTTGACTTGGCATTTTTGCGCGGGACAAACAGGTCGACGATGCGAAAGCGCCGGCGCTTCGTCTCGCGGTCGACCCAGCCGAAGGTCGACGCGATGATAAACACTTGCCACGGCTCGAGCCGGATCCGCTCGCGCCGCGCCGCCCAGTCGCCTTTGATGTGCGGCAGCAGCTCGATGAAATGACACGCCCGGTCGGCGGGGCGGTAGGCCTTGCCGGGCCTGACGACGTGCTGGCCCTCGTCGTCGAGCTCGTCCGCCGTGGTGAGCTCGGGGTTCCAGGTGTAGCGCCAGCCGGCCGCGTCGCGCGCCAGATCGTTGAGGTGGCGCTCGCACGTCAAGCGCACCCACTTGCAGGCGAGGATCCGACGCTCGACGACGTCTCGCGCGTACTGCGTCGCGATCGCCGTATAGTCTTTCACAGCGCCTCGAACCCTCCCTGGGGTGGTTCGAGGCCGGGGAGGTATGGTTGCCGGGTGCTCGGGCTCACGCGCCCACGCGAGCTCGGCGAGAGCCCGAACGACGCGAGGTACTTATCGACCGCGGCCGCGTGCTTGCAGCGCGCGACCCAGTTCGGGTTGTAGGTGAAGCCACCGTTCGAGGTCGGGAGGTGCACGCCGTCGCCGCCCATCCACGGCTGCGGGACATACGTCTCGCCACGCTCGGGCGCGGCGGCGCGCTTCGCCTCCTCGGCCGCCTCATGTGCCACGCGGTCCGCGGCCGCCTTCGCGACGTCGCGCTGGAACATCGAATCGGACCAGACCCACCACGCCCACTCCTGCACGTACAGCGACAACGACGCGCGGTCCACCTTCGCGATCATGCCGTGCGGCTCTAGCAACTTGGCTATGCGGCGCCACTCTTTACGCGCCTCCGGCAACAGGTGCTTGGGGCATCCCGGGATGTCCACCTCCGGCTCAAAACCTTCCCCCATCCGGCCGAGCGGCAGCTTGCTTGGATTGCCGCGCAACAGGTGAACGTTCTTCGGTAGCGGTTTTGGTCCTCTGGCGCCCATGACGATTTCAAATGCGATGATTCTTCGGCTCGATTGTGTTAGTGTTATACACCCCCCTTCGGGGATACCCCTCCCCCAAAACCCCCGCACGCAAAAACTGCATGGGCCACCGGTCTAGGAGCGCGA